CTAAGACCAAGCATGGTAGACAAATAATAAAAGGGATACTTGACCCAGTACAGATGGCGATAGACGAGCATTGTGCAGTCAATCAAAGAAGAAACAAAAGTATATCAAAGAACTTACTCAAGACTATGGACTCAGGTAAGGTAGCTTACTTAACTTTGATATGCTTAATTGATAACCTAGCTAAAGGCGGTACACTGCTTAAGGTAGCCAGAAGCATAGGTATCCAAGTAGAAACACAGAACAGGCTGGATAAGTGGTTAGCGATGGATAAGGAAGTAGCTACCAACATGATTAAGGAAGCCAACAAGAAATCTGATAAAGGTTTTGACCATAAAAGGTTTGGTCTGGATCATAAGATTAAAGCTGACGGGTTAGATATACCGACATGGACAGCTAATGAGCGTATCAATGTAGGGATTAAGTTAATTGATATTGTCATACAAACAACTGGCATTGTTAAACTAGAGAAAAAGATACAGAAAAGAAAAACTGTATACCACGTTGTAGCAACACCAGAGACAGAGGAATGGATTAAGGCTTTTAATGATACACATGAGGTAGCACTGCCACGCTATAGTCCTTGTATCATTGAGCCAAGAGATTGGGATGCGTTCTGGGGTGGTGGTTACTACTCTGAGCATATTAATAAACTACCATTTGTGAGGGTACACGCATGAGACAAACAGCACAGGATTATGTCGATGCACTGCAAAAGTGTGATTTAAAGCTAGAGTACCAATGTGTAAACGCCTTACAAAAAACTCCGTGGCGTATCAATGAGTTTGTCGTAGAAACTTTACGGGCTTGTTGGGATAGCGGTCAGGAGTGGGAGGGTTTACCGCCAAGAGATAACATCAGCTTACCAAAGTACCCGTTCAGTAAAGAACCTAAATACCTTAACGATGATGAGTTAGTAAAGTTTAAGGAATTTAAATCTGAGCGTAACAAGATACATACGTTCAATAACAAATCTATGTCTAAGCGTATCCAAGTTGAGCGTACTATACAATTAGCAGAGCAGTACAAGGACATAGAGAATATGTGGTATGTGTGGCAGTTAGACTTTCGTGGTAGGAAATACCCTGTTGAGTCGTTCCTGTCTCCACAGAATGCAGATTACAGTAAAGCATTGCTAGAGTTTGCTAATGGCGTGATAGTATCTACTGATGAGGATGCAAGATGGTTGGCTATACATGGTGCAAATGTATTTGGAGTAGATAAGGTCAGCTTGGAAGATCGAGAGATGTGGGCGTACATGAACGTACAGAACGCTGTAGACGTTTATAACGACCCATTAACAAACAGATGGTGGCAGGAAGCAGATAAACCGTGGCAAGCATTAGCGTGGTGCTACGAGTGGGCTTTATATAACAATGCTAGGCAGTTTGGTGAGCCATTCTATACTCACCTACCGTGTGCCAGCGATGGCTCTTGTAACGGCTTACAGCACCTCTCAGCGATGCTCTTGGATTATGAGGGCGGGAAGTCTGTAAACCTACTACCATCGGAAGTTCCTCAAGATATTTATTCTGATGTGGCTAAACGCGCAACCGAGTTACTTGAACAGGAAGATACAGAAATGGCAACACATCTTCTAAACATTGGAGTATGTCGGAAGTTATGTAAGAGACCCGTGATGATTGTACCTTACTCTGGCACTAAACATAGTTGTAGGGATTACATCATGGAGGCTTTGGAAGAAAAATGTAAGGGTAACAACCCGTGGAACGATGATTTCTTCCAAGCTTCTAATTATCTGGCTAACTTTGTGTGGCAAGCCATCAATGAAGTTATTACATCAGCACACACTGTAATGGATTATATTAAATCTATTGCTAAGTTATACTGCGAACAAGGTAAACCGTTTGAATGGATAACACCGACAGGGTTACTGGTGAGGCAAGCCTATAACAACACCAACAAACTGAGAATACGGACACATTTAAACGGCTCTCAGGTGAAGTTAAATTATAGAGAGCCTATAGAAAATTCCATAGATGCTCGTAAGAGTGTTTCTGGAGCAAGTCCTAACTTTACACATAGCTTGGATGCGGCAGCTTTGACGCTGACTGTTGATAAATGTTTGAAGGAAGGCATCAAGGACTTTGCTATGGTTCACGACAGCTATGGCACACACAGTCCTAACATGGTTACACTTAACAATAAGTTAAGGGAAGCGTTTGTGGAGATGTACAGAGACAATGATGTCCTGTCTGATCTCTACGCTTACGCAGTAACTTCATTAAAGGAGGGAACGGAAGTACCTGAACCTCCAACAAAGGGTTGTTTAAACATTGAGGAGGTACTACATAGTGATTACTTTTTTGCATAATTCTCTATTAGCCCCCTATAGCAATCCCCGTTTAACATTAACTTTATAGGAACATATTTATGGCGAAAAATATTTTAGTATTAGAAGGTAAAGCAATGTGGGCGAAGGTGTTTGAACCAGATACTAAGTTTAACCCTCTGGGTGACTACAGTATCAACATTCAAATGTCTGAGGCTGATGCCGCACCAATGTGTGAGAAATTAGAAGGTATAATTCAAGAGACTTTTAAGAAGGCTGTTAAAGAGAAGCCACCTCTTAAGAACTCTCTGACCACACAAGATGTAATGCAACCTGTTTACGATAGAGAGACAGGAGACCCTACAGGAGATGTAGAGTTTAAGTTTAAGCTAAAAGCTAAAGTGCAGAAGAGAGATGGTAGCTACTACGAGCAACAGCCAGTGGTACTTGACTCTAAGAAAACACCTTTAACTGGTGACACTTTGGTAGGTAATGGATCAAAGGTTAAGGTAGCTTTTGAACCAATCCCTTACGTGATGCAGTCAACCAAGAAAGTTGGTGTCTCTCTGAGACTTAAGGCTGTGCAAGTAATAGACCTAGTTGAATATGGTAACACAGCAACTAGTGTCTTTGATGAGGAAGATGGCTTTGTCGCACCCCCTCCTAGCGACACAGCTTCTAATGACTCTGAATTACCAGAGGAATTTGCAGATGCCGCTGACTTCTAGATCGACCCTAGAAGAACGAGTGCAACTCAACCTCAAACATCGTGGGGTAGCTTTCGAGTATGAACCTTGTAAGCTACCTTACACGGTAACTAGGAACTATACACCTGATCTAAAGATCGGTGACATATATGTCGAAGTAAAAGGATATTTTCGGCAGGACGCACAGCGCAAGATGCGTAATATGAAAGAGCAACACCCAGAGTTGGACATTAGGTTCTTATTTCAACGAGCGAACAGCCCAGTGCAAGGTGCTAAGAAACGTAAAGATGGCACGAAGATGACTTGCGGTGAGTGGGCTGACAAACACAACTTTATATGGGCAGAGGAAATTATACCAGATGAATGGGTCAACGGAGAGTGAATTTATAATGCACACTCCATGCAAGGTGTGCGGTTCGTCAGATGCAAACAGCTTGTACTCTGATGGACACACATTTTGTTTTAGCTGTGAGACTTATGGGCAATCAGACGAAGAGGAGAGAATAGTGGAGAACGTAGTTAAAGATGTAAATTTTAAAACAGGTGAGTACAAACCACTTGTAAAAAGAAATCTTACAGAAAAGACTACGAGGTTTTGGGACTACCAAGTTGGTGATGGTCTGCATATTGCAAACTTTAAAGATGCCAACGGTAAAACAGTAGCACAAAAACTCCGCTATCCTGATAAGACGTTTGCTATCGTAGGTGATATGAAGCAAGCTGTTCTCTTTGGACAGAACTTATGGCGAGATGGAGGGCGTACAGTAGTAATTACTGAGGGCGAGTTAGATGCGCTCTCTATGTCTCAAGCTTTTGACCACAAGTGGGCTGTTGTATCTGTCAAAACAGGTGCGGCAGGGGCTAAGAGAGACATTAAAAAGTCTTTAGAGTGGTTAGAGAAGTTCGAGTCAGTTGTCTTTATGTTTGATAACGATGATGTCGGACAACAGTCAGCACTAGAATGTGCGGCTCTCTTATCTCCACGTAAGGCTAAGATTGCTAGACTACCTCTCAAGGATGCCAGTGAAATGATACAAGCTGGCAGACAGTCGGAACTCATTGATGCTTTCTGGGGTGCAAAGGAGTTCGCTCCAGATGGCATTATCAATGGTGAAGATTTATGGGAAGAAGTTAGCACAGAGAAAGAAGTACACACTGTACCGTATCCGTATGAGGGACTGAACAACAAAATAGGCGGTTGTCGTTTAGGTGAGATTGTTACAGTAACAGCAGGGTCAGGCTTGGGTAAGTCGCAACTTACAAGAGAGTTTGCTTACCACCTACTTAACGAAGGGGCTACGATAGGTTATGTAGCACTTGAAGAGTCAAGCAAGAGAACTGCACAGGGGCTTATGTCTCTACACTTAAACAAGCTAGTACACCTACAGGAAGTTCCAACGGAAGAACTAAGGGAAGCGTTTGACGCTACTCTTGGTACAGGTAGAGTGTTTATGTATGACCATTGGGGATCGACAGAGAGCGATAACCTATTGGGTAAGATCAGATACCTAGCGAGAGGCTGTGGTTGCCAGTACATTATACTGGATCATATTAGTATCGTTGTATCAGGTATCGAGGGCGGTGATGAGAGACGTATCATTGATAACATGATGACACAACTTAGATCACTCACAGAAGAACTTGGCATAGGTTTGATTATTGTTTCGCATTTACGCAGACCAAGCGGTGACAAAGGTCACGAAGAAGGGATTATGACATCCTTATCTCAACTAAGAGGGTCAGCAGCTATTGCACAGTTATCAGATATTGTCATAGGTTTAGAGCGCAACCAACAGGATGCTGAAACATCTAACACAACCACTGTTCGTATATTAAAGAACAGGTGGTCTGGTGAAACAGGTATAGCAGGACAGTTACACTTCAACACCACAACAGGGCGTATGTCGGAAGAGAATGACATACCATTTTAAATCACTCCAGCGAGAGGATTATATGAAAACAAAGATTCACGTTAATCAACACAATGTAAGATATAACAAGAAGAACCCCGATGGGGAACTTCGTCCACCACTAACTGTTAAAGACTACAAACGAAATAGAAAAGGGTTTGAAGCTGACATCCGTGACAAGAAAGGTCACACCATAGCTAGAGTTGTTAGTAGACCAGATAATCCACTGTCTTGTGGAGCAACCGTTTGGGTCGAAACATTTTTGGAGGTGGAAGTTAAATGATTATCTTTGACATAGAGACTGATGGTTTACTAGACGATGTAACTAAGGTTCATTGTATTGTAACCCAATGTACGAGAACTGGCGTTCAATGGAAGTTCTTTGGTGAGACACTCAGAGAAGGTGTACAGCTACTAAAAGAAAGTCCTGAGATTGGTGGACACAATGTGATCTGCTACGACATTCCAGTATTGGAAAAACTGTATGACTTTAAATATGAAGGTGAAGTGTTTGATACACTCGTAGCTTCGCGTTTGATTTACCCTAACATGAAAGAGAAAGATTTACTGAAACGAACAGTAGAGAATAAACTAATAGGTTCTCATTCTCTCAAGGCTTGGGGTCAACGCTTGAACTACAACAAAGGTTCTTACGGAGAACAGGAAGATGCTTGGACAGAGTTTAACCCTGAGATGCTACAGTATTGCGCTCAAGACGTAGCTCTCAATGTTAAGCTTTACGAACTAATACAGCGTAAGTGTTACCCAGAAGAACCCATGCAACTTGAGCATGACATGGCAAAGCTATTGTTCCAACAGGAGCGCGTAGGTTTCCCATTCGATGTAGAAGCGGCACAAAAACTTTACACGCAGTTGTCTGCACGTAAACAAGAAATAGAAACTGAACTAGTTAACACGCTAGAGCCGACAATAATTGAGCTGAAAACAAAAACCAAAACCATTCCGTTCAACCCTGCCTCACGACAGCAGATTGCTGACAGGCTGATGAAGAAGGGTTGGAAGCCAAAAGAGTTTACACCTTCAGGTGAGCCGAAAGTTGACGAAAAAATTTTAGCGGGAATTGATATGCCCGAAGCGAGGCTGTTAACTGAGTTCTTAATGCTAAACAAAAGGTTAGGACAATTAGGAAATGGTAAACAAGCATGGCTCAAGCTTGAGAAGAAAGGACGAATACATGGGCGCGTTAATCACAT